AGTATCTCGTTGTTTTTCGGGATGATATTGGCCGTGCCAGTCAGTATTATAACCGCCGTCTCTTGCGTCCACGTAGCTTGGTGCTCGAAGTCAAAGTCACCGCCGCACTCCACGTCGTTCCCGGCACCCAATTTTACCTCGCCGGCCCCGTCGAACGTCTCGTTGCCAGTCGTGGTGACATTCTGGTTATTGAAATCCAACACGCCAGTATAGCCAACTTCAACGACCACCTCTGCGCAGGAAATCTCACCGGAGAGAATGCAGTCGACGAGCGACGTGGCGTTGAGCTTCATCACGTCAGTACCAGTAGGAACTCGTGCTGGATTGTAATTTCCAGCCAAGTTGCCATCAGTGCTCCCAAGTGAACTCCAAACTACGTCCACAAGCTACTCCTCTTAGGCGTTGTCGATACGCAGATGAGCCTCAACGACCATTACAAGTTTCTTGCCAGCCGGAATTGCAGACGGGCATTTGCCATCGATAAGCAAATCGGCTTTAGTAACTCCCCGTAGTGCTACAACTGCATCCTGTAGCCTCTGGTAGTTATCAGGTTGATCGAATGTGTCGTCCAGCGAGATCAGGCAAATCGCGTACTTGCGGTTGAGTCCCAATTCCTTATTATTCGATGCCTTCATTCGCTCATTGTAAACCCGAAGCAACTGCTCGTTAGTGGTTGGCTCGGAAATTGTTACGATACCTGTCGTCATTGGTTCTTCCTATTGCTAATACTGATTAGTTAGGTGGCTCGCTTATTCGGGAACTACAGGCCGATGTATGAACCAGGGCGATACTCGACATCTTCGCATGTCTCAATGCCGACTACGGTGCCGGCGGCGGCGTAGCCGTACACTTCCTGGCGTGCCTTATTGCCAGTTACGCGAACTGAGCAACCGGGATAAATCAGCTTGATCCCAACTGTGTCAGCGGCGACAGCACTATCGCCAAACGCGAGAAATACAGGCGTAGTGTCCTGAAGCTGAATCGTTATGTGATCCCTGTGGCCGTCAGCAGCGATAATCAATTCGCTTGAACCGCCAGTAAGAACCTTCGTGCCGGCACTCATCTAGATACTCCTATCTCTTTTTCTTTTTCTTCTTTTGGGAACCAAGAACGTCTTTGAGCGATTGCAGTCCAGACTTTGCGCCTGCCGGTGCAGTACTCATAACGGCTTTACCAAGCCGCGTCTTCTCCGGGGATACCCGCTTCTCCGGAGATGACGCTTTAGCTGCCGCACTCCTTGCATCCCTCGCGTACATCTTCTTAAAATGTGCATCGACGCGCTTGCGCTCAGCCGCCCTTATTTCAGCGGGAGTTCGCGTCCTGGCCAGCTTGTTTACTGCACTACCGTATGCTCCACCAGCCGATCTAGCAGCAGCAGCGGCCAGCCTTTCCGCATCTGTCTTTTTCCTTGCCATTATACGTCATCTCCGCCATACGAGATAGGATACGTGGAGCTTCCCCATCCCCTTCGGAACGGTGTTTCCCCGCCGGATTCAACATTCCCCATCTGCCCGAAGTTTCTGGCTCCGCGCTTCTGATCCCTCGCGATGGCATCAACTAGTAACGCCTTGTATCGCTCCGTGTGGACTCCAGAATCATCGAAGTCGCGCTCCTCGACAACGGCAAGGCACGACTCAGTGTAAAGCTCCGCGAGTTGCATACCGCCAAGAGGATACGGGTAATCATCTGAAAGCGCTCCCGAATACGCTTCATACTCGTAATGCAAGGTCCAATCGGCATCTGGCTCAGGGAAGAAAATGATCTCCTGCCGCTGCCCACCAACCCCGGTCGACGACTTATACCGAACGGCAGCACGCACAGGTGCACCAGTAAGCGACGAATTAGCCCGCATGGCCAAGATTTTACCGACGGAAACAATCGAGACGGATTGCCGATATTCTGCTGGCGGATAATGGAGACTGCCAGACAACCGACCGAAGTTATCCGGCAAATCGTAGTCACCTTCGCCGGATTCAATGTCGATCGTTTCAGTTGGCCTAAGCCACGACCATTCGTACCCTGCTATCTCAGTGCTCAAGGCAGATGGGTAGTATACGCGACGAACCCCTGACTGGACTCGCTTATTAACCGTTATGAGTTGGCTTGGAGTGAAGTCATCCACGACACTCCCGTAACCAAGGAAAAAACCGACTTCGCTCTGAAGCTCAGGAAAACCTATTGATAATGACGATTCACTCAATGCCATGCTCCTCTAAGTAAATGGCACCCAACCTAAGTATCGTCGTCTCGTCTCTGGCACATCCAAGCATCGCGTTGCATTACCAAAGAGAAGTATGCGGCCGGCCAGGGAAGAGAAACCCAGCCGGCCGCGAATGCCTGCGCAGGGCATCTGTTACGCAAGGATGGGATCAGTCTTGGTGCCGCCAACGACATTCCACGCACCGTTCCACTCAAGGGTAACGTGCGATCCGACATTCGTAGCGGCTTCCTCGAATGTGACGGTGGCCAAGTCGGTATCTGTAATACCCAAAACCTGTCCGGTAGTGACGGTAATCTTGGCGTCATTCGTCGTGATCTCAGTCGTGATAACACCGAACTTCTTCCGAAGCCCATCCCTCGTGCCATCATCCAGAGTTTCCTCGGCATCGCCAGTACCCAGCACAGCGCCGACCAGAAGCGTAGTGCCCCCAACCATCGCAACAAAGGCGGTGTCATCGACAAGCTGGACAACCTCCAGCAAGCCCGACGGCCGACCGGGGCCATCCAGCAAGACGAGGCACTTGTGGTTCGTGGTGTCGAAGGTCGTGGTCTGCATCGGAATGCACGACCCCTCACCTTCAAGGCCGGAGTACCGGAACGAACCATTCGTAGCGACAGCATCGGTAATCTCGCACGTCAGCCGGCCGACGCCGACAACGGTGTCCACGCCGCACTGAACCCTGCAGAGTGATCCAGGCTTGTAAATCTCGATCATCTGGCCGGTGCTACTCGCCGGATACTTGCGAGCAGTAACGCCAGCGAAGAACTGGGCGTTGTCGACCGCCGGAACTTCGACCCTAGCAAACCGACGCGCATCAGCATCGGTGTCAGTACCGTAGTCGAAATTGTAGCATACAGCCTGGCCTTCCAGGAGGGCAGTAATACCCTCGAACCAGACATACTCGCTGAAAGTACGAGCTTGTTTTTCGTGAGCATTGAGAGCTACACTTGGCATCGATATTTCCTCTCACAGTGTTGAGTTACTTACGAGTGAAGGTGGATCGCTTGCGCGATATGTCGCTTACTACTAAGGTGCGACGTTACGGACAATGATACACGGACTGACGGCGCAGGTCCGTACAGATCATATTCAACGTGCAATCGAGGTCCACGCGGCGAACCAAGTGCTTGTTCGGGACCATGTAAGGCTTCGTCAACTGGTTTTCCCAGCCAGCCAAGATACCGATTGCAAGCCACTGCCAATCGAGCATGTAAAGCGGGTTCGTGGCGTCAGTGTCCAACTTCGGGGCGTAGGTCAAAGGAGTGCCCTTGAACAGCGTTCGTCCGTCCTTGCTGGCAAGATCGTTTCCGAGGTTCATGTTCTGGGATTCCAGAATTTCCTCGCAAATCCCGATCACCGCATCGTTGGTGTAGATGCCATTCTTCGTGGGGCCGACAGTCGGCTGAGCATGGGAAACCGGCGAGCGAAATCGCGTCTTGCGGTGCCCACGTCGCATCTTGCGAATCAAGTCCTCCTTGGCAATCGCAGCGTAAGGCGAACCCCAGTTAGCCCAACGAGGATACATCGCGCTCGACTTACCGGCACGACCCAAAGCGAAGCCGGTCGGATCAAGACCGTTGAAACCCTCGGCGTCGGCCTTCGTCACCCAATACTCGATGCCATACGGCGTCTTTTCGTCAGTGTCGTCGTCAGGCTTGCCCCACAAGATGTCTTCCATCAACTCATAGAGGCTCACCATCATGCCGACGTACCGAGTCTGCACGAGTTCGACGATTGCCTTGCCGCCCCTCTGGAAGGCCGGCTCTCGCTGATCGTAGATGTAGTGAGCGTTGATATGCCGCGGCGAAACCTTGCCCTCGATCATCGTGTCGGTTAGGGAGGTCCCGTCCGTCTCGAACATACCAACAGTACGAGCAGAATGATTGTGATCGATCTGCGCCTGGAATTCCCATACGTCGCCGCCTTCAAATTTCTTCTGGCGGCCCTTCCACATTTCACGAACGGCAACGTGGTCGGTGAGATCGCACTGGAGATCGACAAATGCACCCTTCTTAACCAAGTTCTCTTGAGTCAAAAGGACAGCA